GTCCGGATAGTCCGGACACAAGGATCCGCAATAACTACTTACGGAGGCACTGTTATGACAGAAACGCTTGTTTCTACCATGGAACAGCACTCTCATGTGGAACACGGATATGCCGGTCATACATGGCATCATTCGTACTACACATGGTTGGTCTACAAAGACTATACCGCCTATCCTTGGACGGTTAGATTTGTAGAAGGAAAGGAATCGGTTGAAACTGGGGTGTTTATCCCTGGTGAATATCGTACCAATCCTTATTCTGTCACGCAGACAGAGATATCGCATGACCATAACGGTCGGGGTGCTGCCACTATTGAAAGTGGCGATTTCATCTTGGATGAGAAACTTTATCCAGGAATACACCCAACTGCGAGTCTCGTAATCAACGAAACTGACCCCGTCTATTTTGCGACGGAGGGCTTTAAGTACCCACACACACGTGATATCCTCGGTTATACCGTGGGAAGCACGTATTACAATGTGCGGTATGTCGTTGGTGATTGGTGGCGCTACCGTCATGCTGATCTAGCAGACGATGTCGTCCCTCCCCGTGAGACTGCAACGTATGAGCAGCTGGCGCTTCAAAAGGCCACAAGCAAGCTCAGCACTGCAGACTTGGAGTTGGGTGAAACACTCGGTGAGTACCGAGAAACCATCCAGATGCTTAGGAGTCCTTTATCCGGCTTGAAGAAATTTCTGCTGGACGACAGATCGCGCAACTACCGCCTTCTCATCGCTCTGATGAAGAAGGACAAACGGCAGGTTGCAAGACTGACGGGGCGCACTGGCTTGGCATCAGCTGATGCTATGGCTAGTACCTGGCTCGAGCTACGCTACGGGCTTCGGCCTTTAGTAATGCTCGTTCAAGATGTTATTGAAAGAGTCAATAGCCAACAGGTTGCAATGTTTGATCCGGATAAAATCCGATCAGCTAGATCCAGACTCACCTTCAGCGATGAACGCTGGGAGTGGATGGAGACATTGTTTCAGGGCTACCCGATCATTCGGAGTAGGGCTAAGGTAGAAGACGTGTACCAAGCGACTGCATCTGTGCAATACAGGCAGACAGCGCCGGCGACGTTCCTTGACTCACTGGGTTTAACACCCCGGTTTCTACCAGAGGTAGCTTGGCAACTTACCAAGCTTAGTTTTGTGTGGGATTGGATCTTTTCTATAGGTCCATGGCTAGGTACTCTCCGTTGTAACCCAGATATTGAAGTACTGGGAAATACGGTTGGTATCAAGCACGAACGTAAGATTTATTTAACAGCCACAGAAATGCGTTATAAGCTTAATGCATGGAAGGGGCTACCGGGCGTACATGATGATCATAAAGGTGGAGACCTAATGATCAAAAGAACTCAGTACGAACGGAAGGTCGATGTTGACCTGTCTTACCTGCCACACTTCACTTATGGGCGAGTCTTGGATCTTTACAAAGCCGTGGATTCACTCATGTTAATCTGGCAATTCGCCAAACAACTAAAGTAGGAGATATTATGAGTATAGCTACTCTATCACTCCAGAAGGACTCCACGGGTGGGACAACTACCGGTGGAACAGCCATGGCTTTATCAAGCGATGGTGTTGTAGTTAAGAACGGAGTTCACGTTGCAGATATGGCCGAGAGTAACTTCCTCGTCCGTACGAACGCGACATTCAGAACCCGGAACCCTCAGAAACAATCCGATGGATCGTATTCTAAGGCAAAGCGGTGGGCGACTATTGTCGTCCCAAAAGAGTTAGCCTCGGGAGAAATTTGCTTTAACCTCGTAAGAATAGAGGTAGAAGCACACCCTGAGACTACAGATGCGGAACTTACCAACATACATATGTTGGGGGCCCAAGTCTTTACTGACTCAGACCTGACCGCTTTCTTGAAGAACGGGTCACTGGCGTGAAACGCCGGGATCTCGTCGGGATGGTTGTTCTATTCCGCTCACTTAAGGTGTTACTAAAGAGAGAATTCAAGAACACAGACGTTGATGGGAAACCATTAATGTTTAAAATTCTACATTGGGGAACCCCATGGAAGAAAACTGCCGTAAGAGTACTGCCACTCGCTATCCTAAGTGGGATAGCGGCTTGGCTGTCCGGAGGATCTTCGGAGAGCTTAACCGAGATTTTAGAACTTCTCTCGGAAATGTTTTCGACGGTGTCGAACACCTTCTTTCCTCTCCCGTAGGCATCAAGGAATACAGATCGCTCCCTGAGCGTGAAGTAGGACTAGTGTCTCCTGATAGGTTCAAGAAGATCCGGCAGCTAGAAGCGTTGATGAAGAAGTTCCGATTCAGCACCGATGCCTACACTGACGAAGAGCTGTCCGAGAAGAGCGCTAACGCGTTCTTCGAGGATCAGTTACGTCTGCACAGGCCGATGCCGCTGAAACTCAGTGGCTACAAGGTCTTGCAGCGTGCGCGGTTAATCGCGCGTCGTATCCTGGGTAGTTATCCAGGCGATGAGGTTATTGATAACGTGCGTTTCGGAAAGAAGAGCTCCATTGGATGCCCACTTAGCCTCGCATACATTGATAATAAACTGTCAATGTTACGGGCGTTCACGGGCACGAGGGAAACGTCAGAAGTGTTCCTTGACCAGGTCTTACCTGGCGATCATATCCTTCAAAGGATATTGGCTAAGCATAACTTTGCTGAGCTCGAGGAACAGCTGACATTAACTCATCTCAACCTTGTTGAAGTTCCAAAAACTTGGAAGACGTATCGGCTTATAACGCCGCTGACGCTATTAGGGTTATTTTTCTCCTATGGTGTTGGCCGAGTCGTGACGAGCCGTTTGCGTGATGCTGGATTAGACATCGGGACATTGCAGTTCCGACACAGAGAGCTAGTACAACAGTTCTCTAGGTCGCGTAGTCACGCGACAGCTGATCTATCAGCAGCTTCTGACAGCATTACATCAGAGTTGTTGAATCGCATCTTACCACGTCCATGGTATAGAGCTGTTAAGAAAACGTTCGTCAGAAACCTTATGGTCAAGGGCGAACGCTACTCAACTGTCTCTGTATTACCGATGGGCAATGGTGCTACGTTTCCAATTGAGACCCTGATCTTCTATTGCATCATCAAAGCAATAGGGGAGCTCACTAACACGAAGGGTGTTTATTCGGTTTACGGGGATGATCTTATCTATCCCTCAAGATTGCACAAGTTTGTCGTTGGAGTGTTTCCACAACTTCATCTCAAGCTTAATCTTGATAAAACGTTTGTCCGTTATCCCTTCCGTGAGTCCTGCGGAGCAGATTACTACCGTGGGCAGGATGTACGTCCTTACTTTATAAAAGGAGTTTCTGAGCAGCTGACGAAAGTCCGCTATCAGGCATTCCTCTATAAGGTTTACAATGGCTTAACGGCACGCTGGAATGAGTGTGAAATAAGAAATACACTCACCTGGCTATTGACCGAACTGGCAATGATTGCGCCACGCGGAATTTTGCGTGTGCCTCCATCATTTCCCGATCACTCGGGAGTGAAGGTTCAATCACCTGTCCAGAAACCATTGTGTTTCGATCTGTTACCTTGGAGTCCCATCTATGTCCAGTTTAATCATGGATCGAGATGGTTTCAGTTTGACTTCTTAACTGAAACACCTAAAAAGCGCGTGGTTCTCACCACAGAGCCGTATTACTGGCTTGCTTTGCAGGGACTCACCGATGATGCTGTCGATGAGTATGGACTTACTGCCGGAGAAAGGGTACCTCGTGTTCTAGAGGCTATCCTCAACCATGCAGACGTTGGTTTGCGAAAGTTCCTTTTACAGGATACTAAAGTGCGTGAGATGTTCAACGCACCATATTCGCCGACCGACCGCCCTCAAGGTGCGCTCATATGGAAGAAAGTGACAAAGAAACGTGTCATCTATTCTAAGAAGCGCAAGATCGTAAGGGAACGTACTAAGCATGTTGCTATGGTGCCATCCAGAAAGGGTGGCACGGTCTCCATAGCATCGACAAGG